ATGAGTTCTGTTGCACAGCCTGCCAATGCTAAGGGCCTCACATTAGCGCTGAAGGCACTGGGGTTGAACGCGACATGGCAAGGAGCTGTGCTGTGTGAATCCAACACGCTGCAGGGACGTGCTGTCAACCCGGTAGACTGGGATGCTGACATGCTCTACAGAGTGCAACCCAACCTATGCTCTGAACACACCATCAGCGTGGACGACGAGACACTCCGTAGCGCGGTACGCGAGATCTTGGCAGAAGAGTGCCCTAAGAATGTTGAGTTCGACACCCCAGACGATATGTGGCTGAGTCGGTGGAAATGGTGTGTCAATGGTGCTCACAGCTCCACCCTAGAGCGTGAAGAGCCGTCGTTGGCGATCGACCACGGGCCATTTTCGCGGCTCACAAGACGCGTGTTCATCGAGGAGACTGAGGTGAACTTGATCACTGAGTGGAGCGGTGTCACGTATTACAGTGCGAGTGAGAAGCTAGAGCATGGCAAATCTCGCGCTCTGTATGCGTGCGACACGGCCACCTACTGCGCATTCAGCCATCTTCTCGCCCCTATCGAGCGTTCGTGGATGGGAAAGCATGTGGAGTTGGACCCAGGCAAGAGCGGCACCACGGGCATGGTGCGACGAATGCGGCGTTTGCAGGCTACTGGTAGCATGAACATCATGCTGGACTACGATGACTTCAACAGCCAGCATTCACTTGACAGCATGCGTGTGGTGTTGGAAGAAGTCATCCGGTGGGTCGGCTACGACGAGCAGATGGGTGCGAAACTTATTGACTCTCTTGATCGTAGTTACATCCACAAGTCAGGTGCGCGCGTTGGGAAGCTATGCGGTACCCTCATGTCGGGCCACAGATTCACAAGTTTCATGAACAGCGTGCTCAACCGCGCTTACCTGTTGTCACTGGTCCCCGCCTGTCGCGAAGCTAAGAGCATACATGTCGGCGATGATGTGTTCATGGTGGTGCCTGATATGTCAATAGCAGCTGACATACTGTCGCAGGTGCACGCGAGCCCACTACGTATGAATCCTTCAAAACAGAGTGTGGGCCCATACTCAGCAGAGTTTTTGCGGATCGCCGTTAGCGCACACATGGCCTGGGGGTATGTCGCTAGATCCGTGGCGACCACTGTTAGCGGCAACTGGTTGAGTGACTACAAGCTATCACCAATCGAGGGGCTGCGTTCAATGATCCAGAACGCGTGGACCATCATGAACCGTAGCAGCAACGACGACATGTACAGGCTGCTCATTCCTAGCGTCAGGCGCATCTCCGGGTTGAAGGCTGGGTTGGTTGGGGAACTCCTATCAGGTGCGGTCAGTCTGAACGACGGACCAATACGCGGAAGGCACCACCGCATGAGGTATGTAACTTTGAAGGAAACAAAGCACATTCCTCCACGTGAGCGCTCAATGTTAGCGTTCAAGGCCCGGGCAACACGCGATTACCTGAGCAACAAGTGTTTGCCCCTGGAGCGGAAGGCTATAGGCCTCGTGGGTCATGGTGTAGCGGAGGCTATGGCGGACTCCTCATACAGGAGTTCGCTCGCTGACGCGCTACCCGACGACAACCACGTCGACCGACTAGTCCCTAGAAACTTCAGGTGGAAATACCCTTGTGGCGCGGTGACCGTCAGTGACGTCCTTAAGGCCACACCTGAGCCTGGTGCGTTCAGCAGGATGCCTATATTGCACCTGCTGCGCAACTCTCTCAAGCTGGACATAGTGCGTGAGCTGCTCACGGACATGGATGTCCAACCCGGG